ACCTTGATCCGGCCTATCCGGAAAAGCTCCGACAGAGGCCTGCGCTGATTCCGTACATCGACTGCATCTATGCTGCCGCATGGAAGGACGACTGCGACAATACCCGCTTTGACATCACCTACCGGGACGATTATCCGAAATCCTATGAGGAATATGCAGAACACATCAAAGACTTGCTGGCTCTTGGAATTCCGGTCTGCATCCTCGCACAGAAAAAAGCCACCATCACAATGATCCGGAAATACCGTTCTCTTGGCATTCACCAGTTCATCCTGAATGACGATAAGCTGGCAGCAAGGATCAAGCAGGAATACCCGGAGGTGCGGCTTACGCTCTCCATTACGCGGGCGCTTACGCTTTCAGAGCTTCAGGCCGGTAACTTTTCCATGTATGACCGCATCGTGCTGTTTCACTGGTTTGCCCGGCACCTTGATGCCATGCAGGAGCTACCGACGAATTACCGGTACACCATGATCGCAAACAGCGCCTGCTACTACGACTGCAAATGGCATGACGAGCACTGGTTCTTAAAAGCCGATACGCCTGAAAAATACGGTCAGGACTCCGACCGCATCTGCGCTGCCTGCTCGGCACTTCTTGTAAAAGGCAAGCAGCAGTCCGCGCTCATCGAGCCGGAGGATCTCCGATATTTCGACCCCTATGTGAGCTGTTATAAGCTGGTCGACCGGTACGATGACACGGATACAATCTTCAATAGTCTATACTCCTACGCCACCCGAACCGGGAGCGGCGGGAAACCAAGAGAATACTACAACCTGTAACAGGAACACAGCAGTCCGGACGGGCTGCTTTTTTCATGCTCAAAACAAAGGAGGAACCACAACATGAAAGAATTCTGGAACACGATTCAATTTGTCTTTGCCGCTGTGGGAGGCTGGCTCGGCTACTTCCTTGGCGGCTGCGACGGGCTTCTCATCGCGCTGATCATCTTTGTGGTCTGCGACTACATCACCGGCATCATGTGCGCGATTACCGACAAGAAGCTCTCCAGCGAGGTCGGATTTAAGGGCATCTGCCGCAAGGTGCTGATCTTCCTTCTGGTCGGCATCGGGAATGTCGTCGATGTGCAGGTGCTCGGCGCTCCGGGAGTGCTGCGCACGGCAGTCATCTTTTTCTATCTGTCCAATGAAGGCCTGTCGCTGACGGAGAACGCGGCGCACCTTGGCCTGCCGGTACCGGAGAAATTAAAGGAGGTCTTGGAACAGCTCCACGACCGCGAGAAGGAGGAAAAAACCCATGACGATTAAAGGAATCGATGTCAGTCATTGGCAGGGAACCATTGACTGGAACAAGGTCAAAAAGGCCGGTATCGAGTTTGCCATCATCAAGGCTGGCGGCTCCGATGCCGGTTTTTATACGGACAGCAAATGGGAAGCAAATTACAAAGGCGCGAAGACTGCCGGTATTCCCATCGGCGCATACTACTTCGTCGGCAAAGACTGCATAACAGCTGCCGCCGGGAAAGCGGATGCAGAGCGCTTCCTGCAAATCCTGAAGGGCAAGCAGCTGGAATATCCGGTCTATATGGACAACGAGGCGCAGCCCGCCTCCGCCAAGGCCGGTATCACAGAGGCCACCATCGCTTTCTGTGAGACAATGGAGGATGCCGGATACTTCGTCGGCATCTACGGCTCTGCTGTTTCCGGCTTCAAAGAGCGCATGGATGACACGAAGCTCACGCCCTATGCCCACTGGGTAGCGCAGTATGCCAGCAAGTGCAGCTATAAAGGCGAATACGGCATCTGGCAGTATTCGTCCAAAGGCTCTGTGGACGGCATCAGTGGCAACGTGGATCTGGATTACGCCTACGTTGATTATCCGACCATCATCAAGAACGGAGGCTTCAACGGCTATGCGAAGGAAGCCGCTCCTGCTCCTGTAGCAAACTCCCAGAGGGACAAGATCGTCGCTCAGGCCAGAGCGTGGCTTGGCAGGAAGGAATCCGACGGCAGCCACAAAGAGATCATTGACGTGTATAACAGCCACAAACCTCTCGCCAGAGGCTATGCGGTCACTTACACGGACGCATGGTGCGCCACCTTCGTCTCCGCTGTCGCCATCAAGTGCGGCGTGACGGATATCCTCCCGACCGAGTGCGGCTGCGGTCAGATGATCCAGCTTTTCCAGAAGCTCGGCGAGTGGATTGAGAATGACGCCTATGTTCCTGCTCCCGGTGATGTGATCTTCTACGACTGGCAGGACTCCGGTTCCGGTGACAATACCGGCTGGCCGGATCACGTCGGTATCGTAGAAGCTGTCTCCGGCAGCACCATCACGGTCATTGAGGGTAACAAGAGCAACGCGGTCGGCAGGCGCACGCTGCAGGTAAATGGCAAATACATCCGTGGTTATGGTGTGCCAAAATACAGCGACTCTGCCACTCCTACTCCGGCCACTCCTGCAAAGACCGTGGACGAGCTTGCCAAAGAAGTGCTGGACGGCAAATGGGGAAACGGCACCGACCGTAAAGAGCGCCTGACCGCTGCCGGATATGACTACTCCGCCGTGCAGGCCAAGGTAAATGAGCTGGTGAAGAAACAGGAAGCAGCGCCTGTCTACTACACAGTCAAAAGCGGCGACACGCTTTCTGCCATCGCACGGAAGTACGACACCAGCGTCTCTGCGATCCAGAAGCTCAATCCGACGCTCATCAAGAACGTCAATCTTATCCTGACCGGCTGGAAGATCAGAGTGAAATAACCGAATACCAATTCTCTATGCCTGCGAGTGTTCTTCGGAATGCCCGCAGGCTTTTTTTCGTTTCTGTGAAAAATCCTCCGCTCAAAACGCCCACCAATCTCCAGTGGAAACTGGAGGTGGATATGTTATGCCAAACGAAAACACGAATGTTCAATCTGGATATTTCACAGACGAGCGGATCAAGGGCGATCTTGACTATCGGCAGGCTCAGATCATCGCTCAGACGATGCTCGATGACGGCCTGATTTCTGTGGCTGAATTCAACAAATTAACCGCCATCAATCGGGAAACTTTCTCTCCCTTGTTCGCGGAAATAATGCCAGAAATAACTTGATATGTAGCCGTTTTAGAGTGATGTATAGACGTACGGAAAGGAGGAGTTCCCTTGAGAAAAGTAACGAAAATCGAGCAAGCGACGAGCGCAAAAGTGAAGCTCAAGAAGATCAAGGTAGCCGCCTACTGCCGCGTCTCTACAGATTCCGATGCACAGCTTGAAAGCCTTGAGGCACAGAAAACCCACTATGAGAATTACATCACTTCCCGTGATGACTGGGAGTTTGCAGGCCTCTATTACGACGAAGGTATCACTGGTACCAAGAAGGATAAGCGTCCAGAGCTCTTAAGGCTCATCGACGATTGCAAGGCCGGTAAGGTGGACTTCATTATCACAAAGTCCATCAGCCGCTTCAGCAGGAATACGACAGACTGCTTGGAGCTGGTCAGAAAGCTGCTCGCCCTGCACATTCCCATTTTCTTCGAGAAGGAGAACATCAATACCGGTTCAATGGAGAGCGAGCTTTTTCTGGCGATCCTCTCCAGCATGGCAGAAGGCGAGTCGGTGTCCATTTCGGAAAACAGCAAATGGTCAATCCAGAAACGCTTCGAGAACGGAACCTTCAAGTGCAGCTACCCGCCCTACGGTTACGACTGGGACGGCGAGCAGATGGTCATCAACCCGGAGCAGGCTGCTGTGGTTAAGGAAATCTTCGCGGCTCTACTCTCCGGCAAAGGAACCCGTGATATTGCGGACGACCTGAACCGGCGCGGCGTACCCTCCAAGCGAGGAGGCCGTTGGACGGCTACCACCATTCGCGGGATGCTCTCAAATGAGAAGTACGTCGGTGACTGTCTTTTCCAGAAAACCTACTCAGATTCACAATTTGTCCGACACAACAATCACGGTGAGCAGCCGCAGTACATGGTCAAGGATCATCACGAGCCAATCATCAGCCGGGAGGATTTTGAGGCGGCACAGGCTTTTGTGAAGCAGCGGGCTTCCGAAAAAGGTGTTATCAAGGGTACCGAGAAATACCAGAATCGCTACGTTTTCTCCGGCAAAATCATCTGTGGAGAATGCGGCGACACCTTCAAGCGCCGGATTCACAGCTGCACCGGGTACAAATACGCGGCGTGGTGCTGCAACACCCACATTGAGGACAAGAACAAGTGTCACATGCTCTTTGTGAAAAATGAAGCGCTGAAGCTGGCCTTCATCACAATGATGAACAAGCTGATTTTCTCACACCGGTTGATTCTGAAGCCCTACTTGGAGGCAATAAAGAATGTGTCAACGGATGATTCACTCCGCAGGATTCAGCAGATTCAGACCCTGCTGGCGCAGAACACCGAAAAGCGGGAAACGCTCACCAAACTTATGACGCAGGGCATCATCGACCCGGTGCTCTACAGTCAGGAGACGAACGAGCTCCTTTCGCAGGCGGACACCTTCCGGGATGAGATCGATGCATTAAAGAATGCAGTCTCTGGTGATGTGACAAAGGTTACGGAGACCACGGCGCTGATACATTTTGCAGAAAAAAGTGCCATGCTGCATGAGTTCGATGACAACCTTTTCGATAGATTCGTAAATCGTATCATCGTTCATTCCAGAAGCGACATCCGCTTCGAGCTCAAATGCGGCCTGACGCTCAGGGAAAGGAAGTGAGAGCATGGGACACACACCATACGGCTACCGAATCGAAAATGGCTGCGCTGTGATTCACGAGGAAGAAGCCACTAAGATCAGGAAGCTCTATGAAAATTACTTCGCCGGGATGGCACAGTCCAAGGCCGCAATTGAGGCCGGAATTGAGACCTACCACAGCTCGGCAAAGCGCCTGATGCAAAACCGGCATTACCTCGGCGACGATTTCTACCCGGCCATCATCGATCAGGAGACCTTCGATAAGGCAGAAGCAATCCGGCTGGAACGTGCTGGGAAGCTCGGCAGGCTGAACCGGGTAAAGGAAGCAAAGCCTGAGAAGGTGCCGACCTACTTCCGCTTTGCGGAGGCAGAACAACACTATGAAGATCCGAGGCTGCAGGCAGAATACCTCTACAGCCTCATTGAAAGCGAGGCAATCTAATGGGAAATGTAATGGTCATCCCGGCCAGAAGGCAGGTCGGGAACACGGTAAAACAATCCGAGCAGAAAAAGCTCCGGGTGGCGGCCTACTGCCGTGTCAGCACGGATTCCGAGGAACAGGAAACCAGCTACGAGGCGCAGGTCACACACTACACGGAGTACATTCAGAAAAATCCGGAATGGGAGCTGGCGGGCATATTCGCGGACGATGGCATCTCCGGTACCAACACCAAAAAGCGTGACGAATTCAACCGCATGATTGAAGAGTGCATGGCCGGAAATATCGATATGATCATCACCAAGTCCATCAGCCGGTTTGCCAGAAACACCCTCGACTGCCTGCAATACAT